ACAATAATGTTACAAAAGACAAAAGTCTTATAGTACATCAAGGTGATAAATTAGAAAGACCAGTGCAAATCCGACAGAGGCCGGATTTGACAAATAAACAAAAAGAATTTCTTAAACTAGCTTTAGACAACCACACTAAGATTGTTTTTATCACAGGGCCATCGGGCAGTAGTAAAAGCTTCTTAGCAACACTGGTTGCTTTGGAATTATTGAACCTAAAAAAGGTTTCTGACTTAATATATATTCGTAGTATCGTTGAGAGTTCAGATAATAAAATGGGATATCTCCCAGGAGACGCAAACGAAAAACTGACCCCATATCTTGAACCGTTAATGGAAAAACTCGATGAATTACTTTGCAAATCTGATATTAATACTTTAATGAAAGAAAACCGTATTGAAGGTAAACCAACAGGTTATCTTCGTGGGCTTTCTTGGAATGCTAAAGCTATCATTATGGACGAAGCACAAAACAGTACATTTAGAGAGCTTACAACTTTAATGACTCGTGTTGGACAATTTAGCAAGCTTTTTGTTTGCGGAGACCCAATGCAATCCGATATTAATGGTAAATCTGGATTTGAAAAAATGTGTAACGTTTTTAATGATAATGAAAGCCGAGAAATGGGTATCCATGTCTTTACGTTGACAGAAGCTGATATCGTACGAAGCGAGATTGTACGATACATTGTAAAAAAACTAGAATTGTATAATAAGAAAAACTAACTTTTCTAACTCAGTCAAGCGCACTGGCGAGAAAAAAATATTTTTTCTTTATAGATAAAAACGTAAAAACATTTACAATACGTAAATAATATTCCCTGTAACTAAAACTAACTATGATCTTCGACGAACAAATCTCTCGTAAACCTAATCACTATCCTTGGACAGAGGAATTTATCGAATCCATGCACAATGGTTTTTGGACTCATAAAGAGTTCAGCTTTAAATCAGACGTACAGCAGTTTAAAGTTAAGTTAAATGATCAAGAAAGAGAGATTATTATCCGTACTTTATCCGCTATTGGTCAGATTGAAGTGGCTGTAAAAACGTTCTGGGCTAAGCTCGGGGAAAACCTACCACACCCATCTTTACAGGATCTTGGCTACGTAATGGCTAATACAGAGGTAATTCATAACAATGCTTATGAAAGGCTATTAACTGTACTCGGCCTTGAAGATGTATTTGAAGAGAATCTCAAGTTAGAATGGATACAAGGCCGTGTAAAGTATCTTAAGAAATATACACACCGTTACTATAAAGACAAGAAAAAACAATATCTTTACGCTATTATACTCTTTACCCTATTCGTAGAGAATGTATCACTTATGAGCCAGTTCTATATTATTAACTGGTTTGCTCGTAATAAAAATCTACTTAAGGATACTGATCAGCAAGTTAAGTACACTCGTAATGAAGAGCATATACATGCATTAGTTGGTATGAAGATTATTAACACTATCAGAGAAGAGCATCCAGAACTATTCGATGATGAGCTTGTAGAAAGGATCCTTGCTGAAGCTAAGGAAGCTTATGAAAGTGAAGCAAAAATTATTGATTGGATGGTTAACGGTATTAATGAAGACGGATTGACTGCAGCACATCTTAAAGAGTTTGTAAAAGACCGTATTAACGAATCTCTCAGAGGTATCGGCTTCTCAGAGGTGTATGAAACGGATTCTAAGCTTCTCAAAGATATTTCCTGGTTTAACGAAGAATTACTCGGTAATAATATGACCGACTTCTTTCATTCTCGTCCTGTAGAGTATTCTAAAAAGTCACAAAGCTTTTCAGAAGACGATTTATTTTAATAAAAAGTATAGTATAATATATAAAAATGAGTAACAAGAACATTTACTGGCTGAATAGCGACTCTCGCAAGTTCCTTGAACGTGGTTATCTCCTGGACGGAGAAACTGCCGAAAAGCGTATCAGGGATATAGCTGAAAAAGCTGAAGAATACCTCAAATTAAAAGGCTTTGCAGATAAGTTTGAAAGTTATATGCACCAAGGTTTTTATTCCTTGGCTTCTCCTATTTGGTCAAACTTTGGTCGTAGTCGTGGTTTACCTATCTCGTGCTTTGGTTCGTACATCGACGATGATATGGATGCTATTCTGTACAAGATTTCAGAAATAGGTACTATGTCAAAGGCAGGTGGCGGTACATCAGCTTACTTTGGTAAAATTCGTCCACGCGGTGCACCTATTTCATCTGGTGGAGAATCTACTGGTGTACATCATCAGTTAACTGTATTTGAAACGTTAACAGACTATATCTCACAAGGTAATGTGCGTAGAGGTTCATTTGCAGCGTACCTACCTATTGACCATAAGGATGTAGAAGAGTTTTTAAAGATTAAAAGCGAAGGTGATGACATTCAAAACCTTTCTATCGGTGTATGTGTAACTGATGAGTGGTTAAAGTCTATGCTTGATGGCGATAAAGAAAAACGTCGCATCTGGGGCTTAGTTATTAAGAAGCGCTTTGAATCTGGTTATCCTTATATTTTCTTTACTGATAATGCTAACAACCAAGCACCGCAAGTATACAAAGATAAGAACATTAAAATTAATCAAAGCAACCTTTGTACGGAGATTATGCTATCAAACGATAACGAAGAGTCGTTTGTTTGTGATTTATCTTCTCTTAATTTTGAGCAATGGGACAGCTGGAAGAATACTGATGCAGTAGAAACATTAGTATACTTCCTTGATGCGGTAATGACTGAATTTATTAATAAGACCGAAAAAATGAAGTTTATGGTGCATCCAAGAAACTTCGCTATTAATCAACGTGCACTCGGTATTGGTGCCCTCGGTTGGCATACATACCTTCAGTCCAAGATGATTGGGTTTGAAACGATGGAAGCTAAGCTACTTAACACTCAAATATGGAGCTTTGTTCGTAAGAAAGCAGATGCTGCTACCGCACAAATGGCTGTAGAATACGGGGAACCACCTTTACTCAAAGGTTATGGCCGTCGTAATGTAACTACACTTGCTGTAGCACCTACCACCTCTAGTTCGTTTATTCTCGGTCAAGCTTCTCCTTCAGTAGAGCCTCTAAACTCTAACTACTTCGTAAAAGACTTAGCTAAAGGTAAGTTTACATATAAGAACCCCTACCTTGAAGCTTTACTTGAAACAAAGAAGAAGAATACAGAAGGTGTTTGGAAGTCTATTCTTATGAAGGGTGGTTCTGTACAGCACTTAGAGTTCCTTACACTAGAAGAAAAAGCTGTATTTAAGACTTTCGGCGAAATTAGCCAAAAAGAAATAGTAATTCAAGCTGCAGCTCGTCAAAAGTATATTGATCAAGGTCAATCATTAAACTTAATGATTCCACCTAGCACTAAACCGAAAGATGTTAACGAACTAATAGTATTTGCTTGGGAGAACGGTATTAAGAGTCTTTACTATCAACGTTCAGCTAACCCAGCACAAGAACTAGCTCGTTCAATATTAACCTGTTCAACTTGTGAGTCGTAATGGGGCTTGAATTAATTAATACTCATTGCGGTTGCAATAATATTAGCTACAAAGAAATAATACACCTCGTTGATAAACACGAAGATATTAAAACAATTAAAGACTTACAACAATACTGTTACTGTGCAGACAAATGTACACAATGCCAAACAGATGTACAAAAAATTATTGATTTTTTTAGATAATTTATTATTATACTCTAATGTATAGAGAGCTCAAAGAAACAGATAACTGGTTAGTTATCGGGCCAGGACGTACTGGCAGCTTAGTTATTGTTAACATAATAAGAAATGCTTATTTAAATGCAGGTATACAAGCATATGAACGTCCACACACCGATAATGCTACACCCATACTGGAAAAGCAAATATTGCATTCTCATGAAATTAATGATCTTAAATTAACTAATAAAAATACTACAGTAGTTCTAAACACAAGAAACCCTATTGAAATAGTTTTGAGTGCGAGTATCAGCGAGCAAAACGGGGTGTGGCATTTATGGCCAAAGTTCTGGTTAGATTCCAAAGCGTGGCCAGCTGAACAAGCAAACAAAATACAATACAATTTAAGTGAAAGAGAAAGCATTGATAGCGCTGTAGAATTTAGTATAAAAGAAAATTATAAAGCAGCTGATGTTCCTATTAAACCGTTCTATTTGGATCCAGAAAAATTTCTATCGCGGTATAACAGTATCGTGCAATTTTACCGAAATATTAAACATGCTTTACCACCCAATACAATTACGATAGATTACAAAGAATTTAAAGACGATAACAGTATTATATTCAACAAGTTAAATTTAAAACCGGTGGAAACGTTAGTTAAGCCCTTACCAATTAAAAATGCTGGCAATCATCAGCAATGGATAAGCAACTGGAATGAAATATCAAATATTTGCCGTCGTTTAAGTACTGCAACAATTTAGTTGATTTCAATAAATTAGCAAATATAAATATTATTGCTATGACAAAACTAACTAACTATAATAGCGCATATCGTAATCCATTCTCACTCTTAGATACTTTTGAGAGAGAATTTAACCATCCTTTCTTTTGGGGGGATGTTAGCCGTACAGGAGATACTGTTCGGTTTAAAGAAGGGGACGAACTTACCGTAGAGGTAGATCTTCCCGGTGTATCCAAAGATAAAACAAACGTTACCATAGAAGGTAGAGTTGTAACGATTGAAGGCACTCGTAAAGTCATCCATAAGGGCGGCACACAAGAGGAAACCTTTAGCCGTAGCTTTACTGTGGG